TCTGTAACGTTGGCATCGTATGGAATCTCTCGCCCTAAAGAACAAAAGGACAAAAACCAACTATGAAATTCCTAATTCTGCTTCTGCTGTTTCCCGCTGGGGCAATGGCACAAACTGTGACTCCTCAGTTTACCCAAGGTAGTATGCAGGCTACCACAACCACCACTCAAAACATCACCGAAACTATCGCAACTGAAGTGTACGGTGGTGCATACTCATCATGGTCTGGAACAAACGTAACCCCCAGCACCGACATCACAGATTCTTCGACTACTTGGTCCGTCCACACCGCTGGCGAACAGTTCCAACTGGAGACTGTGACACGGGCAGCCGGAATTATCGAGACAACCGACATCACTCGAACTATCGACACTACCTCTACTACTACCTCTCTTTCTGTCTTCTCTCAGTAGGACCAGCATTTGCTGAAACTCCTACGGTGAGCAACAGTGCTAATCCTATTGCTGCAGCTACAGGTAACGTAACAAACCAAGCAGTTCAATTCCAGAACAATGGTGCACCCAGTAGACAACAGTTTACCGGCGGTAACTCGTGTAATGGATCAACCATGACTGTTTCACCCTTCTACATGGGTAATGATACGTTGCCTACTGGCTACACCCGTAACAATAACTATGGTATGCAGCTTAACTTCTCCGTTCCGTTGGATGGTGGGATGATTGAGCAATGCAAACAGATAGCAAAGCGACATGAGGAGAAACTTCGGTTAGATTATGAGCTTGTACGCGCTCTGAAGTGTACCGAGATTATGAAGGCGGGATTTACGTTTCGTCCTGGATCTCGTGTAGAGGTACTGTGTCACGACATTGTACCAATAGTGTCTTTGACAAATGAAGAAAAAAGCAACTGAGGATCAGTTTAACGAGCTTCACAACCTCGTCACAACCGAGTTCCTCAATCGAATCAAAAGCGGTGAAGCTTCTACGCAAGACCTTAAGGCTGCGTGTGACTGGCTAGCCAAAAATGACATCAGCGGTGTTGCCCTTGAGGGTAATGCTCTTGATAAGTTGGTATCTATTATGCCAACAGTTGATCCAGAACTAGTACAGCGGAGGTTGTATGGCCCGAAAGTCTAAGCACAGCGGACCAAAATACGCCAACGGTAACTACAAATCATACCAGAAAAAGTATGATAGTAGCGCCTTACAGATACGTAAACGTACCGAACTCAACAAAGAGAATCGTAAACGTGGCACCTATGGTAATGGAGATGGTAAAGATGTATCCCACAAAAAGGATGGATCTACAACCCTTGAAATTGCATCTAAGAATAGAGCCCGTAAAGGCAAGAAAGCATGACCCCGCTGCTCCCCAGTCCTGATCACTACCTGCAAAATCTAATAACCATGACTAGCCCTGAAGCGAAACGGCTATGGCGTCAAGCCATCAAGGAACACTTCAACTGTCAATGTGTCTATTGTGGAGAACATTATGAACTACATGAACTTACTCTTGATCACGTTATACCTCGTTTTTATGGAGGAGAAACGACAACGAGAAACTTGGTACCATCCTGCAGGAAATGTAATCAGAACAAAGGAACGAATAACTGGCTCACGTGGATGAGGCAGACTTTTGGGCATACGCCTAGAGAAAAACTTATTTTATCGCATATTAAGTAATGGACGAAGAGGACACTTATCAAACACTAGCCGGTCAAGTTTTAGACCCGTTTATTGAACAAGGTAAAAGAGTCGTTGACTGGAGTGGTCGAGTCTTTGAAGGTCGTTCTCAAGAACTTCAAGGTGTACCGGCTGCTCAACGTAATGAAGAAGTACGTCCAATTGGTACATCTGCTGTTCTTAATGGTCGTCCAGTTAGATGGGCTGGTCAAAATTACGGTTGGCAGTCAGACGCTTCTTACACTCAATTAGAACAATTAGGTCAGTTTAGGTTTGGTCAAATAACCGGCGACCGTATTATGACTGACGTAGGTCAAGCGGTTGGTGACATTATTGAAAACATTCCTGAACCAGTTAAACAGACTGCTGTAGATGTTGCAAAAACTGGACTTACTGCAGCAGCTGACGTTTACGCCTCACTTCCGTTATACCAGCAGCAAAACATTGCTACAGGTGTAGAATTTGTAGCAGGCACTGCCAGAGCTATTAACGGATATATGGAACGATTTAGTGAAACTACTAATACTAGTCGTTACATTACTGATGAACTGTTTATGGCTGGTACTGGTAAAGCTGCACAAGCAGTTAAACCTGTTGCTAAACAAGCTGCAACAACTGCTGTTAAAAAAGTTGTTAAAGCAGCTGATGATATTTTTCCACCTACGTCTGGTGGCGGTGGATTAGCTTACGCTACTGTTGGCGGAGTGCCTACTAATGTACCTGAACCTAAATTAAAGATTGAAAACGGTGTAGCTAAACTAACACTTAAAGATCCTGAAAATATTCCTGCCGGTATTACTAAAGGTTCTGCACGAAGTCCTGAATTTGCCGTACAGGTTCAAGAATATAATCAGCGGCGGGCTGCTATGAAAGAACGTCTGCAATCTGCTGCTAGTGATAAAAAACGGCGGCAATACCGTGAGGAAGCTTACAACGAAATGTCTACAGGTCCATCTAGAGACCCTCAAGCAAATCCTGAAGCTTACGGTTCTAGAAAAACATTCCAGCAATTTAAAGAACAAAGTCAAGTTGACCCATTAACTAAAATGGGTAATACTAACTGGAAACAGCAGCATCACTTGTTCCCAAAACAAGAATCCTATCAATTTGTTGAACGAATGGTAGAACTTGGTGACGATGATGACGTACTAGCTTTGTTTATTATGGCTGAAGATATGGACGCTACTTTGGGTGGTCGGTTAAAAAACATGCTTAACATGGAAGACCGTCCTCATAGTGTTTTGCACTCAAGTCGTATTAAAGATGGTCGTCAACTTAAATCCATTGAAATGGCTAACCTTGTCGAAAACGCAAAAAGTACTGACGAACTGATGCGTTTGTTTAGGCAGTACATAACTGATAACGTGCTACCTTCTAAAGACGAGGCTATTGCTATTAGCAAAATTGGTGATCGTTTGCTTGAAATGAAGAAGTATCGTTACCTAGACGAGCTGTACGATAAGAATCTTATACGTAAACCTGTACTTTAATGAACACATTAGACCTGCTTAGAGACGATTTTAAACTATTCTTGCAGGCTTTGTGGGCTCAACTTGATTTACCATCTCCTACTCGTGCTCAGTATGCTATTGCTGATTACTTACAGTACGGTCCTAAACGCCTACAGATCCAGGCTTTTCGAGGAGTTGGTAAATCTTGGATTACTGGCGCTTTTGTTCTTTGGACTCTCTTTAAGGACAACGAAAAAAAGATCATGATTATTTCGGCATCTAAAGAACGTGCCGACAACATGTCCATCTTTCTTCAGAAGCTTATTATCGAGACCCCGTGGTTGAACCATATGCAACCTGCTGATGACTCAGCACGGTGGTCTCGTATTTCTTTTGACATTAAGTGCCCACCCCACCAAGCCCCATCCGTAAAGTCTGTTGGTATTACTGGTCAGCTCACGGGTAGCCGTGCAGACCTGATGATCCTGGACGACATCGAAGTTCCCGGAAACAGCATGACTGAGCTGATGAGGGAGAAACTTCTACAACTTTGTACGGAAGCGGAGTCTATCCTTACTCCTAAGGATGACAGCCGTATTATGTACTTAGGAACTCCACAAACCGTTTTTACCATCTACCGAAAACTTGCAGAACGTAACTACCGCCCCTTTGTATGGCCTGCTCGTGTTCCTCGTAAGCTATCAAGCTATGAAGGGCTTCTAGCCCCTCAACTCCAGGAAGACATCGACAACGGTGCCGATCCGTGGAGCGTAACTGACCCGGACAGATTTGACCATGAAGACCTTATCGAACGTGAAGCGTCTATGGGACGCAGCAACTTCATGTTGCAGTTCATGCTGGACACAAGCCTCAGTGACGCTGAAAAGTTCCCACTTAAGATGGCTGATCTTGTCGTCACCAGTGTTAATCCTAAGTCCGCTCCTGATAGCGTCATCTGGTGCTCAGATCCTCAAAACGTCATCAAAGACCTCCCAACTGTCGGGTTACCTGG